TGGAAGGAATCGCGGCGGAAGGCATTCGCTACACACTCGCCATTCACGGCTTTCTAATTGACGCGGTCCGACAAGGCGACACAGCGAAAGTGATTGCGAGCGACGACGGCAAAAATGTCGGTGATGTTTTCGAAGTTGCCGGACACATTGACGATGGCCGCGCCATGAAGCGGCTCCTATTACAGGATCGCTGAGCATGCATCTTCGTTATAAGATTTTGGAAAGACTCAAGTCCGATCTTGAACCGTTCGTCACTCAACATGGCGGCAGAGTATCGTTGATGCGCTCATGCGCCATCGAGCAAGAAGATATGCCGTATTTTACGGTTATCCATACCGGCGAAACATCAACGCCCGATGGTGTTATTCTGGATGAGGTGACCAATCAGGAATTGACGCGTATCAATCGTCGGCTGCTGGTTAGTGTCATCATACATTTCAAAGGGCGTTCGGATCCACAACGTGAATTCGACAATCTGGCGGAAATAGTGGAGCAAGCAATTCCGCCCTCTCACCTCGGGGGGCTGGTTATTGATATTCTGCCCACTGCCTCAGAAATGTTCATTGATCCGCAAACCGCTCAGAGCCTTGGCTCCGGTCGGGTCGTATTCGAAGTGAGCTATCGCACCTTCGCGGGCATCCCTGATCGGGCTGCCTGAATCCCAACTTAATTTCAGGAGTAATTGCCATGGCTCAGCATATGGGGCGTGAACTTGTTATCAAGCGTAAGATGGAGGTCGATCAGCTGTTTGCTTCGGTCTGCGTTTCCGAGGCACGGTCAATAGAAATTAATAACGAAGAGATCGACATTACCAAGCCTGACTGTGCTGACCCCGGTAGTAAGCTGGTACGCTCGCTCATGTATGGTATGCAGAGCATTGCCGTGCAGCTTGACGGTGCCTTTGTCGGCAATGCAGCCCAAAAAGCCATGACGGCGGATGCAGTCAATCAGGTCGTCACCGAATACCAGATCGTGGTGCCGGGCGTAGGAATGTTTGAGGCTGACTTTCTAGTTTCGATGACATTCTCCGGCGACAAGGCTGGTGAGTTGCAGGCGCAGGGCCGGATGGCTGCGACGGGTGTTATTGGCTTCACGGCGGCTGCATAAGATGGAACCGATTTTTAACCCTGCACGCGGTGAAGCTTCGTGCCAGATCGGCATGACAAAAATTGTCATGGTCGTTGAATTTGCCCGTCTGGCGCAGCTTTGCCAGCTGGCCGACTGTGATGATATGCAGACGCTATATAAGCGTCTCATTGGCTTTCATCCGAAGACCGTCATGGCTGCAATCCGGGTGCTGACAACCCATGCCGATGGGGAAGAAGAGGCGCGCAAGCTTGCACATCAAGCCATGCTGCAGCTCAGTGGTGCTGACGAACCGGCTTTTCGTGAGTCCATCACCAAGGCATTGACTGGCCATATTGATCAGGGGCGTAAAAGCCGCGGTGAAACAGATAATATCGCCGACCTTGAACGTGCTTTCGATAAGCTTGATCCGGGAAACGCCCCAAGCCCTTCAGTGTAGTTGATAGAATCCGTCATATGCAGCGCATTGCGACTGGTCAGCTTGGCTGGGAGCCACGTTCATTTTGGCGATCAACATGGCCTGAAGTTCAGGCCGCAATTGAAGGGCGGACAGGTCGGATGCTCGACGATGTCATCACGCCAGAGCGGGCACGTGAGATTGCCCGTTCCCATCCTCCTACAAAATCTATTCGGAGTAAGCCGCAATGAGTACACGCGCCGATATTATGGCCTTTATCGGCGCGAACGCCCGTGGTTTTCATGATGCGATGCGTCGTGTTCGAGGCGATGCCAAGGATACAGCCCAAGACACCAAGCGCGAATTTGCGAACCTGTCTGCGGGCATGGATCGCAGCATGAGCCTGCTTAAAACGTCGCTTGCGGGTCTCGGGGTCGGTCTTAGCTTGGCGGGTGCACAGCAAGTTATCAGCGATATTGCTTCGATAGACCGTGAAGCCAGACGTGCCGGCATTTCGATCAAAGCCTTTCAAGAGATGAAATACGTCGCTGAGAAAAATCGCATTGATGTTGATGCGATGATCGACGGCATGAAGGAATTGAGCCTGCGCGCTGATGAGTTTGCTGTCACTGGAAAAGGATCCGCGTCCGAGGCATTCCAGCGTTTGGGGTTTGATGCAAAAGATGTTGCAGAACGTCTTAAAGAGCCGTCCGAACTCTTTGCTGAAATCATCAAGCGTGTGCAGCATCTCAATAAAGCTGCTCAGATCCGTGTGATGGATGAGCTGTTTGGCGGCAGCGCTGGCGAGCGCTTCGTTGAATTGATTGCACAGGGCGAAGCTGGCATCAGACAAGCTGTCGATGAGGCGCATCAGCTGGGAATTGTTATAGAAGATGAATTGGTAAAACAGGCCGCCGAGCTCGATGCAGCATTTAATACCGTTGTAACGACAGTGAGCAATAACCTTAAACAGGCGGTGGTCAGCGTTGCCTCTGAAGTTCGTTACATTCTCGATCTTTTTAACAGCATTGAGAAACGTAGTATTGGTACACTTGAAGCGCAGCTTGCTGAAAAATACCGTGCTCGTGCGGCTCAGAATGCAGGCGGACTGCGCGGGATTGCGGCGCGAGGCTACAACGATGGTCTCGTTCCAGTAGTCGAGGCTGAGATTGCAGCGCTTGAGAAGCTTATTGCAGCCAAGAAAGATGCAGTTAAGCCTGTAGAAAATGAAGGCGGCTTCACTCTACCGCCCGTCGTTCTCGATTCTGGATCAAAAAAAGGCAGTCGCAAAGCGGCCATCTCCGAAACTGAGCGACAGAAAAAAGCAGCAGACGAGCTTATCCAGTCGCTGGAACACGAACTGTCGATCATCGGGTTAACGGATGAGCAGCAAAAGCTTTCAAATGAACTGCGTAAGCTTGGCGCTGGAGCGACACAGGAGCAAAAAGACCGCATCACAGAATTGATCACCGTCATCGATGCACAAAAGGCTGCACAGGAGCGTTCCAACAAGGCGCAGCAGGATTTTATTGACGGCCTCGATCAAATTGGCGCTGACGCGGTTGATGCTCTCGGCAATGTCATAGCCGGAACGGAAGATGCCGCTGACGCCTTCAAAAAGCTTGCCATCGAAATTGTAAAATCTGCCCTCACGGGCAAAGGCGCATATGCCGATTTCTTCAACAGTTTGTTTGGTGGCGGCGGTGGGGGTGGCATGGGGCTGGGCGGTATTGTTGCAGGCGTGCTTGGCTTTGGCAGTCAGAAATCAATCGCTATGAACGGTGGGATTGGCCTTTACGCAAAAGGCGGCATTTCTGACCAACCCGCAATTTTTGGTGAAGCAGGCCCTGAAGCGGCTGTGCCTTTGCCGGATGGTCGCCGTATCCCAGTCGACTTGCGATTGTCTCAATTGCCCGCTCTTCGGGAAAATTCCTCCGCCTCAAGTTCTCAATCATCAGGGCCGGTTACCATTGTGGTCGATGTGAAGGGGGCGAATGGTAATTCGGAAATCCGCGAAATGGTTGCGTCGGGTGTTCAGGAAGGTCTCACCCAGTTTGACCGTGAGATCCTGCCTCGGCGCTTTCGGCAAATTGCGCAAGACCCTTACGCAGTAGGATAAAACACAATGGCTGATCCAGTATCTCAGTCGGAACTCTCCGACATTCTACCAATCGTCAGCGCGCCATGGGTATTGCAAGAGCAGATGGAATATTCTGGTCTTGGCACAGGTGAAGTTCTGGCCGCTAAGCTTGCACCATCTCGATGGAAAGCAGACGTTGTTCTAACACAGATGGGACATTTAGAAGCCCGCGCAATACAAGCAAAACTAGAAGCGCTTGATGGACCGATTGGTAATTTCTATTTGGCCAGCCCGACAAATTCCTACCCTGCTGCCTATCCGAATGCTTCTTGGCCCGGTAACGTTGTCGGGACGGTCACGGCTAAAGGAAATGCACTGACCAAGACTTTTGAGCGCAAGGGTGCAGGCGTCAATCCAGACGGCGCAATGTTTGTAACGCGCTCCGGCATAGCAACCGTTTTTGACATCGATGGAGTACTTAAAACAGTTGCGGCTAACAATCCGCGTTTTATGTATGATCCGGCAGAAGTCAATTATGCTTGGCCGTCAGAGGATTTTTCAACTTCGCAATGGACCAAAAACAGCGGACTTTTAGGCAGTCAAAGACAACAAGGCGGGATCACGCTAACAAAATTCATCGCTAACACAGTTAACGGTACGCACAGTTTACAGCAAAACCGGGCAGTAAGCGGTGTTCAAACTGTGACATCTTCGTTCTATGTAGTGCGTGATGAATTGTTTGGCTGCAATATTCGGTGTGCTGACAGCATCGGTTTTTTAGGGCGTGCAGGGTTCCGTCTCGACGATGTAACGTCAACGACTGAAGCAGGTATAACGGCAACGATTATCAACCTTGGCGGCGGTTTGTTTCGTGTTTCCGCAACATATGTGACGCGGGTTGGTTCAACGGCTGCCAATTGCCAATTAGAGCTCAAAAGTCTTTCGAACACAGTCACCTTCGCTGGCGACAACGTGATGGGCTTATATGCTGGTGGCGCTCAATTAGAGATCAGCTATACGCCGACCTCATACACGAAAACAGTCACAGGTCCGGTCGCAAAAGCGCTCGGCCTACTTGTTGAACCGACAAGAACAAATGTCATCACCAACTCTGTTCTGCCGGGTTCTGGTTCCAATTGGACCGTATCTAATGCCATGAGAACAGTATTATCAAGTGGTGGTCCTGACGGTGGTCAATGTGTTCAACTCACTGAAAACACCAGTGAGGGAGAGCACCGCATTTTATTCGGTGTCTCAGCTTATACCGCTAATCCGCAAATTGATTTTTGGCATACGGTTCTATTGAAACTTGCACCCGGCTCTATCAAGAAATGGGTCTACGCGTGGTGCGGATCGTTTGCGAACCACTCACAACGCTCCAATGCTTACGTCAATCTTGAGACGGGCGAATTGGGAACCGTTAGCGGCGCAGGAGGCCCGGAAGCAAGAATTAAAAGGCTTGCTGACGGTTGGATTGCAGTCAGCCTCAAAGGTCGTACCGGGGGAACAGGGACAGGCAATGTTCAAATTGTTGTCAATACCGTCGATAGCAATGGTGCAGCAACTTCGAACTTAGGTGATGGCTTATCGGGTTATCTTACGGCCTACTGGCAGACCGAAGAGGGGCTTGAGCCTACATCTCTCATTCCGAACAATACCTCATCACCTGCAACGCGCGGCGTTGAAAGCGTCCTTTTCTACAATGACGGTGGCAACGATTGGACGCTTGATGCGGTTCCAGCGATCGCACCGCGCAAATTGGTCGGATCTCTCAATATT